ATGATTACTGTAGGCGTCGGGCGCAATATAGACGAAAACGGCGGTCTTGGGCTATCTGAAGAAGAGATTGAATACCTACTAGCTAACGATATTCGGCGTGTACGAGAGGAACTTGAGGACACTTATTTTTGGTTCCGCGCACTTAACGAAGCTCGCCAAGACGCCATGATTGATATTTGTTTCAACCTTGGGCTTACACGGCTCCGTGGTTTCGTCAAAGCATTAGAGGCCATGTCTCGTGAGCAGTTTGATATTGCAGCCGACGAGTTTATGGACAGTCGGTGGGCTACTCAAGTCGGTAACCGAGCCGTTGAAGTGACTGAGATCATTCGCACGGGAGCGCATCCGTAATGCCGCTGCAAAAAATGGTCTTTAAACCGGGGGTGGATAGAGAAAACACTCGTTACACAAGTGAGGGTGGTTGGTACGAGTGCGACAAAATAAGGTTTCGCTCCGGTATGCCGGAAAAAATAGGTGGGTGGAATCGTATATCTACTAACTCGTTTTTGGGTATTGCTAGGTCTTTATTCTCTTGGGTGACACTAGGTAGTCAAAAGCTACTTGGTGTAGGCACTAATTTAAAGTTTTATATAGAGCAGGGTGGAACGTATTACGACATTACTCCTATACGCGCTGCTGTATCGCTTACAGACCCTTTTACTACCGTAAGTGGTTCTACCACAGTCACAGTTACAGATGCTAATGGCGGGTACAAAAATAATGACTTTGTTACATTTAGCGGTGCTTCTGCGGTAGGTGGGCTGACTCTAAATGGCGAGTTTCAGATAACCTATTTAACAGGTAATACATACACCATAACAGCTAGTGAAGCCGCAAGTTCTTCAGCTTCGGGCGGTGGCTCTGTAACCGCTACATATCAAATAAATACTGGCCCTGCAGTAGCAGAAGCACTTGTAGGTTGGGGCGCTGCTGGATGGGGCCTTGGTGCGTGGAGCACAGGCGTTACAAGCACGGATGCACTTCGCCTATGGACACAATCTAACTTCGGTGAAGATCTTATATTCGCTGCTCGTGGAGGCAGTTTGTTTTTCTGGGATGCAACTGATGCATTGACCACTCGTGGTGTCTTACTGTCCAGTGAAACTAATGCGTCAAACGTCCCTGTAAAAGTAAATACTGTGCTCGTGTCGGATAATCGTTTTGTGTTTTGTTTCGGTACTAACGTGTTAGGCAGCACAGACCTAGACCCAATGTTGTTACGTTGGTCGGATCAAGAAAATGCAATCAACTGGACTCCTTCGTCTACTAATCAAGCAGGTGATCTTAGGTTGTCCAAAGGATCTGAAATAATAACCGCCATACAAGGCCGACAGGAGATACTAGTTTGGACTGATTCTGCGTTGTACGCATTGCAGTACGTAGGCGCTCCTGCAGTTTGGGGGTCACAAACAGTGGGCGAAAACTTATCTATCGCGTCTACAAGATCTGTAGCATACGCAAATGGTGTGGCTTACTGGATGGGGGTAGGTGGATTCTACCGATATGATGGTCGTGTGCAGTCACTACCCTGCACGGTTAAACGCTATATATTTAATGACTTTAATACAGAACAATATGACCAAGTGTTTGCAGGCACTAACGAAGCGTTTAGTGAGATATGGTGGTTCTATTGTCCATCTGGTTCTACAACTGCCAGTAGGTACGTTATATACAACTACGCACAAAACATCTGGTACTACGGTAATCTTAGCCGATCTGCGTGGATAGATTCTGGCATACGGGACTTTCCGTTAGCTGCGACTTACAATAACAATGTGGTCAACCACGAAGATGGCATAGATGATAACGAAACAGGTACTAATGCAGGTATTAGTTCGTTTATTACTTCAGCACAGTTTGACCTAGATGATGGACATAAATTTGCGTTTATACAAAAGGTCTATCCAGATGTAACTTTTGATGGGTCTACTGTGGACAGCCCCAGCGCCACGCTGTCTTTGTTTGCAGCACAAAACTCTGGGTCTGGGCGTAATTCGCCCGCTTCTGAAGGCGGCACGAATACAGGTTCTATAACCAGAACAGCTACTGCACCTATCGAAGCGTTTACATCTAGGTTGGATCTGCGAGTACGAGGTAGACAGTTGGCTTTGAAGATAGAATCCAGCGAGGCTGGGGTCAAATGGCAGTTAGGGTCACCGCGTTTAGAAATGCGCCCTGATGGGAGAAGGTAATGGCAGTAGATAGAACCAGTTACGGTATAGATTTCAAAGCACCTGTCTTGCCAGACCCGCCAAGAGAGTATGACGAAAGTGCATTTAACCAGATAAACAACGCATTACGCCTCTATTTCAATCAGCTTGATAAAGGCATACGCGATGCGTCTGTATCACCCACTGCACAAGCTACTGCTTGGTTTCTTAGTTAGTTGTAGAAATGGCTAATACTTACGTTAATGCTAAAAAAGATTTAACGAGTACGGCGGCGACTACTCTTTACACCTGCGCGACAGCTACCACTGCTATTGTTAAATCTATACTCGTATCAGAAGACTCAGGTAACGCTGATACCATTACTGTGACTATTACTGACACAGATTCCGCAGTATTCAGTCTGTTTAAAGTCAAAGCGATAGGTGCTAACACCACAGTAGAATTACTCACAGCACCGCTGGTGGTGCAAGAATCTGAGATATTAAAAGTTACAGCAGCCACAGCTGATAGACTGCACGTTGTTGCTAGTATCTTAGAGGTTACGTAATGGCTCTTACCGCAGAACAAATACAAGAACAGCTAGAAGCGTATTTTGATAGCGATGAGGGTAAAAGCTACCTTGACGGTATCACGGCTAGTATATCTGATGAATATACCGAGTCTGAAGGCGGGGGGTATGTTGGCTACGGGAACGTTAGCCTAGAAGATTGGCAAAAACAAAACATTGTTACCGATGGTAACAACAATACCTCTCTATCTAATGACCAACTTACACAACTAAAAACTTTTGCTGCAATGCAACCCAAATACGACCCTATAAAAGTAGGGGGAGGTATGGGGAGTGAGATAGGTGCATCGGCAACGAGTGAGGCGGACAGAATAAGGTCAGAGGAACTTAGAAAAACCCCCGGCCCGATATACACAAATTTTGCTGCTTACTCAAAAGCACTGCAAGACCATAATAAAAAGATAAAAACGTACATAGAAGACAACAAAATACCTACTTCTATCACTACACCTGACGGGACAAAATTAGAGCTAAATGTAGGCTTAACACCTGTCTATTACCAAGAACAGCGGGACGGTGGCAGACTGCAAAATACCCTGCATATGAATAGCGACCAAGGGTACTACACGCAGCTGGGTGGTATAGGTCAGTACGGCTCTTACCATAGACCTAAATTATCGCAGTCAAAGGGTTTTATTGAGGGCTTTTTTAAGGATGCAGCCCCATATTTTGCGGCTTTTGTAGGCGTTGCTATATTGGGGCCAATGGCGGCTCAGTATATTGGCTCAACCGGAATGGGGCAGTTTCTCTCCACGGCGAGTTCTAAAATAATAACGGCGGTAAAAAATGCTCCCGCTACCTTTGCAGGTATATTTGGTAAAGAAGGAGCAATAAATACCACTTTTCAAAATTTGTTAGTCAGTGCCGGAGCTGATGCAGCAATTGCTGAAAAAGTAACTTTAAACCTATTAGGCTCCATAGCAGCCACCACAAAAGGTATAAGTTACGCAGAACAGTATTTAGATGAAGAATCTAGGGCGGCTTTAGAAGCGGCAGCAGCGTCAGCTACAGGCGCTAGTGGGCTACCCGGTGGGGGGACATATAGTGGCCCCGGTGCAGGGCCAAATGGTGAAGTCAACCCTAATGTCATATACAACCTGACTACTGCCGCTACCACCACTGAAGGGGGAGATGAAGATGACGCCGACGCTAGCGACGATGCACTAGATGCGGTCACTGTAATAGACGCACTTGTTGGCGATGACGATGATGGCGATGAGGACGTAAATAGCGCAATAACTGACGCTGTTAATGCGGGTGGCAGTGACGACGAAGTTGTAGCCGCTGCTGGGTCTGCAGCCGTCGCCAATGTGTCCTCTGTAGATGAGGATCCTGATGTTGTAGCTGCAACAGATGCCACAGAAACAGCGACGACAAACGCTACAAAAACAACACAAACCTATTCAGATTTACTTACTGGAATAGGTATGGAGGATCTTGATGGCAGAATAACCAGTGCTAAAGCGGCGTTGAGAAGATACCCGAAAATAATGGGCAAGCGTCGTGGTGCGGGGGCTTATTACGAAAAACAACTTAACGCTTTAGAAATAGAAAAACGAAACAGACTTACTAAAGCTAAACAAATTGCAGATGCAGCAAGAGTTGATCTTGAGAACGCTAAAAAAGCAGAAGCACTAACAAGGAAAAAAGCGGAAGACACGTATAAAAGCAATGTAGCACAGGCTAGAAGGGACGCAGAAGAAGCGGTAAGAGCGGCTATAGCTACTTCGAGAGCCGATGCAAAAGCGGCGGCAGAAGCACGGGCAGCGGAAAAAACTGCGGCGGAAGCAACAGGCGTATCAGAAGCAAAAGATGGGTATTCTGATGTTGCAGGAAGTGCTGGAACATATAGCTACGACTCTCCTACAGGAGGGCTACCTACAAGTGAGCCTGCTACAGGGGATGAACCGACTACAGGCGGAACTGACGCAGATACAACCGACGAAGGTACAACCGACGAAGGTACAACCGACGAAGGTACAACCGACGAAGGTACAACCGACGAAGGTACAACTGACACGACTGCAGGGGGGATACCTACAAGTGAGCCTGCTACAGGGGATGAACCATCGGAAGATGAACTAACGGCAGCTGCTATAGCAGCTAACCCGCAAGAAGATGTGGAAACGGAAGTTACTAGTGACGTAACAGGTGGAGACCCAGATACAACTGTAACACCAACGGTAGACCCAAACTTTCCAACGAAAACCGATACAACCGATACAACCGACAAAACCGATACAACCGACAAAACCGATACAACCGACAAAACCGATACAACTGACGCTGGCGGTGGAGGCGGTGGAGGCGGTGGCGGTGCTGGTTCGGGTGCTGGTGCTGGTTCGGGTGGAGATACAGGCGCTGACGCCGCAGTAGGCACTACGTCTGGAGAAACGGGAGAAGAAGGCACTACTGATACAGGTAGCAGCGGTGTACCTAAAGAAGAACGGTGGTCGTACCTAGGTAATAATCGATGGATACGAGTAAAAGATATTCCTGTTTATCTAGGTTCAGGGCTGGGCGTTGTAGTAAAACCAAACTGGCCTGACCTAGAGCCGGGGATATATACAGTAACCCCTAAAGACGTTCCCCCTACAGGGAGTGGTGATAGGGTGGATGATCTAAGCGTTGTAGATAGTGAGGAAATAAACACTTCTACAACAACCACTACTCAACAAGAAGATGATCTTTTCAAAGACATTTTAACGGCTATATCTATAGGCACTGGGACAGGTACAGGCACTACCACAACCACTACAGGCAGTGATGATACATCTACAGCCACTACGTCTACAGGCACTGCAGGAGCAGCCGACACTACAGAAACTACTACAGGCGGTGCGGGTACGGGCGATGATTTAGGAACAAGCGATACCGCTGCAGACCAAGATAAAACAGGTGCTGGCACTGGTGGAACAGGCACTGGCACAACTGGGCCTACAGATGGCACAGGCTCTGGCGATGCAGACACAACAGGTGCAGGTACAGGCACAACTGGGCCAACGGACTCTTCTGGCGGAGGAGACTCAGGCACAACAGGCGCAGGTGCAGGTGATACAGGAGAACCCGGCGGTACAGGTAGCGGTACAGGTGTAGGTTCGGGTACGGGCGGTGGCACTGGTACTGGCACAGGGGGTGGTGCTGGCGCTGGAACTGGAACAGGTACGGGTACAGGCACAGGTAGTGGTACAGGTGGCGGCGACGGTAGTGGCACAGGTACAGGTACAGGGTCAGGAGAAGGGCCGGGAGAAGGCGGAGGTGAGGGTGAAGGTGAGGGTGAAGGTAGAGAAAGAAGTAGAGGCACGGGGCTTGGTAGCCAGCAGCTTATGCAACTTCTACAGCCTAGACGAGTGCAGGTTGAATCCAAACCTACTAAAGAGCTTGAATACATCTATGATATAAGTGGCAAGCGTATACCCCTAGATCAGTACCTATCTCCCTTTGGCCTACCTGCTTTAGGCGAACCCCCCAAACAAAGAAGACCAATGGGCTTCAAACAAGGTGGTCTCGTTAGCGAAAATACTGATAATATATTTGATCGTAAAGAAGTAGGCACTGTTAACGATCTTTTACGAATACTAAGAGATAAAAGATGAGCAAGAAAAAGAGTAGTTGGTGGGATGAATTAACAGATTACATTTCCGGTAAAGATGATTTTGATGTCACTGGAGCATTAGGTGACGTTATAGGATTTTTTACTGGTGATGTAGGTGAATACCTATCAGGCGATGCCGGGCCTTTGTTAGGTATGGGCCTTGCCTATCTAGCACAACAATCTGGTTTGGGCGACCAAAAAATACCTGTAGTTGGCTACCAAGGTGACATACCAGAATATCAGGCAGTTAGGCAGCGGGTAGCCATGCCGCAAAACCCCAATCGTCGCCCCGGTGCAGGTGGTAGACGGTATTTTAGCGATACAATGTTTGCACAAAAGCCAGAAACAACTCCCATGACAGTTGAACAGGCGCAAGCAGCTGCAGCAAAACAAGCTGAAGGGCTTGCGAGCTTAAATCCTGCGTATGGCCCATCTGATACACAGCCTAAAAAGAAAGAAGAAGACCAAAAAGAGGTCGGCATGGCGGGGCCGGACAGAATTTATTCTATGGGCGGTAGATATTTAGACGGAGCTACTGATGGTATGGCAGACGAAGTGCCAGCTAATGTAGGCAGGGATGAGGTTCGTTTGAGTGATGGTGAGTTTGTCATACCTGCTGATGTGGTGTCTCATCTAGGCAACGGCAATTCAAATGCAGGCGCTGCGTTCTTACATAAATTTATGAATGATGTAAGACAGGAAAGAACAGGTAACGCAAAGCAGGGTAAAGAAATAGACCCTAGAGATTTTGTAAGGGGTATGGCATGACCACATCACAAGACGATATAACGGGTTCAAAAACTGGTACTGAGTCATCTTTATCTAGTTATGTAGGCCCGTATGTAACCGAAATGCTTGGCAGAGGCCGAGCTATTGCAGAGACACCCTACGAAGCCTATATGGGGCCGCTTACCGCTGGCACCTCTGCGTTACAGGACAAAGCGTTTACAGGATTGGCAGGGTTAGCGTTACCTACAGATGCTTCTGGTGCGTCTGCTATGGGTGCTTTCACCCCCGGTACGTTTGCTGCCTCTGGTGCACCAACTGCTAGTGGGGACGTACCTGCTGCTAGTGGAGTGGTTGGTGAGTACATGAACCCGTACCTACAAGCAGTGTTAAACCCTCAACTAGAAGAAGCTCGTAGGCAGGCAGAAATAAGCAGGCAAGCGGAATCGGGCAGGTTTACTCGGGCTGGTGCTTTTGGTGGATCTCGTCAGGCTCTTGCTGATTTAGAGCGAGATGACAGATTAAACAGAAATTTGGCTGATATAACAGGTAAAGGGTACGCGTCAGCTTTTGAGTCAGCTAGAAAGCAATTTAACGTAGAGCAAGACAAAGCAAAACAAGCACAAGAAATGGCTAATCGATTTGGCTTTGATGTACTTGGCGCTCAAAGCAAAGCTGGTGAAATACAAAGAGCTATAGAAGCGGAGGGCATAGCAGCAGATAAAGCTCAGTTTGAAGAAGAAAGAGATTTCCCATACCGTCAAGTGCAATATATGCAATCCCTACTTGGGGGTGCGTTACCATTAGAAACACAGTCTTATTCCTATGCACAACCGAGTGACTTGTCGAACATAATATCCGGTGGTGGTTTGCCAGCAATCATAGCTCAATTAATTGGAGCTTTTGGAGGCGGTGCTAAAGATAAAGCAGAAGATAAAGCAGAAGATAAAGAGGAAAAAGAAGAGTTTGTTGATCCTAATACTGGGAGGCAGACCACATGATAACAGCACCTACAGCACCTAGTGAGTTTGGCACCAGCGTAGACGATTTGGCTGCGGCGTACTCGCCTCAAGAACTGCAGAAGCGGTACAAAGTAACTAAAGAGCTTGTATACCTACTAGCACTGCAAAAACTAAAGTCTGAGATGGACGCTGCACAACGCAGCCTTGCCATGAGTCAGCAACAAGTCCCCGGNACTGTAAAACAACAGNTAGAAAGCCAAGTCATGCAGGGNAAGATGCAAGAAGCATCGGGCATTATGAGCCAGATGCCGCAGATGATGCAGAGACAGCCACAGATGGCAGCACAGGGTGGCATTGTCGGGTATCAGGGCGGTGGCGGTGCAGAAGAAGGTGCTGAAGAAGTAAGTTTTGGAGAATTAGCATCCGAATTTGGTAGTGGGGTAGCAGATTGGATAGCAAATAATCCAGCTGAAGCAGCGCTCTTAGGTATATCTTTTATTCCGGGTGTAGGGCCAGCAGCAAGCGCGGCGATTAGAATTGGCAAGATGGGTTTTAACTATCTAAGAACCAACCCTACTGCGCGAGGTTTAGCTCAACAAGCAGCTAAACTAATTACAAAACCTAGAACGTCTAAAATAGAACGTGTTAATAGAGATCAGCCAATGGGGGAAGCCGCTAAAAGGATGGGGCTTCCAGAAAAAGAAGGCACTATTACTGGTGGGCTTGCAGGAAGACAATACTCACCCGGAAAAGGTGTTGCTATAGCTTCTGGTATTGCAGGAGTTAGTTCTGCACTAAGCGACGACGATGAAGAGGCTGGAGGAACTACCACTGTTGGAGGGACTACCCCTGCTGGAGGTCAACAACAAAACCAACAACAAAACCAACAACAAAACCAACAAGACGATCCTACTAAACCCGCTGAAATAAAGATGCGTCCTCCAACGGACTTTCAAGGCACTGCGCAGGAAAAAGCTCTTCGTGTTAAAGACTTAAGCCCCGCTCTAGTAGATTCGCTTGAAGCTCAAGCTGCTATGACACCGGAGGAGATGACACAACGGAGAGATGCAGAGGCACAGCGTTACCTAGATAAAATAGGGGCAAAAGAAAGAACACAAGGACTGCAGGATTTATACGACGAACAGGTAGCAGTTTTAGAGGCACAAGCTGACCCTGATGAGTTACGGCGTAGACGACAGCTTGCCTTCTTTAGCAACATCGGCACGGGGGGTATAGGAAGCATACTGCGTGGCGGTGGGCGAGGTCTGATGAAAGAAACTGACGCTCAAAGAAGAGAAGCAAGAGAGGCTGCACAAACTAAGATGACTAGCTATCAGTCCGTGCATAATTTTGACATCTCTATGATTAAAGATGCAGAGGAAAAAGGTTTAGCAATACTTCAGCTAGATAGATTAGATAAACGTAACGCACAAACAGCTTTGTCTAATATATCCAGACAAGATCTAGCGTCTATAAATAGTTATGCGGATCGCTTACGTGCATCAGAAGACAGCAGGATACAGGAGCAATTCCAAAAGCTAGAGCTATTGCAAGATAACTACGAGAACCTGCGTAAAGACGAAAGGCTTGATTACGCCGCCGCGAGTGAGTTGTACGCTAAAATAATGGAAGTAGAAGCTGCCATACAGCAGGTTGAAGTGGCTAAATTACCGGATGATGTAAGGGTACTAATGCTCCAAGCAGCTGAAGGCGCAACGCTTAGTGCGAAAGAACAGGAAAGAGTGTTAAAAGCACAACAAGTTATCGATATGGCTATAAAAGCGGCGTTAAATAAAATGGGCGTGCTTGATACTAAAGAAGCCATAAAAGACAGAGTTGAAGCTGGTTTTGCAGGTACACGTAGAAGCCCTGTAAGTCCTCAACAAATACTTGGTGTGGGAACTTAATGTGCCTGTCCAAACTGTATATCTTGCAGATGGGTCTACTGAAACTTTAGACATACCCCCCGGTTCCACTAAGGAAGATATTGCTCGTCTAATAAACAGAAAACGAGAGTCTGAATTTGGCTCCGGGCGTTTATTTAGTTTTAGGCCCGATGAAGAAAGAAGAAAGCTAGAACAAGATCTAACACGAGCTAGATTTGATTTAGCAGGCACTAGAGAAACCTCTATAGCAGAGGATCTTACGTCTGGTTTTGGTGCAGGATTTGTAGGTACAGGCGAAACGGCTTCTTTAGGTTTAGCCTCTATATTAGAAGAAGAGGAAGAACTAGCCGCTAGAGATAAGATTAAATCTTTCTTTGGAGATCTCACACCCGAAGGCGGCGATCCCGACAGTATAACTTATGGTCTTGGGCAAGCATTAGGATCAATAGCAGGTATAGCCGCTCCAATAGCAGCTGCAGCCAAACTACCCGTAGCGGGCGCTGCAATAGGTACAGGTGCGTTGCTTACTGGTGCGTTAGGTGCTGGTGAGGCAAGCGAAAGGGCTAGAGAAGAAGACGCTACCGAAGAAGAAAGAAGTAAAGCCCGAAACCTTGGCATCTTGGTTGGCTTTACCGAGATCCTACCTATCTCCCGATTCGTCAAACTTGTTGATATGCCTGCGCTTAACAAGCTGGTAAACACCTTTGGCCCAGAAAATGTAAATAATTTAGGGCAACGAGTACGAAGAGCCGCTGGAACAGCAGGGTTTGAGGGCGCACAAGAAGTTGTAGCTGAGTTCTTTCAAAACGCTATCGAAAGTGGGTACAACATAGATCAAGACCTAGCAGAAGGTCTTATACCCGCAGGTGGGTACGGTGCAGGCGCAGGTGCGATTGTGCAGGTTGTTGTCGATCTGTTTACTAAAGGTCGGCGTATAGGTGACAAGTCTCCAGAACAGATAGAGCAAGAAGCTCCTAACATAGCAAAAACTACTGGGCAGATTGTTGACGAAGGAGACTTAGAGGCGGCTGCTAGTTTAGACGATATAAGTGCTGCGGATCTAAGTAGGGCTGTTGAAGAGGTAACCGCAGGGAAGGGCGAAGAGGNTGCTGCT